AGTGTATAAGGAAATCAAGGCTTCCAAGCCCGTGAAATCCTTTTTATTTGCCAAGGCAGTTGTGTTGATGGTATTGCTATCATCTTGCTCGGCTCAATGGCATTTAAAACAAGCCTGTAAAAAAGATGGTACAATTTGTAAACCACAAGTAGTAAAATTAGATACCATCATTTATACCGATTCGGTAGAGATTTATGAGACTTTTGAAACCCAAGTACACGATACTATTATCATTGATACGGGTAGCGTCAGGGTTGAAATTTATCGTGACCACGATGTTATTCGTACATACATAAAACAACGCCCTGACACGATTAAAATCACTAAAACCGTAAATGTACCCCAAGTGATAATGCAAGAAAATTATTGGAATCCTTGGGTTATTCTGATTGCGTTAATTATTTCGTTAATTTCAATTTTATTTTTGAAACTATGGCTAATCAAAAAGTTTTAAAAGAAACTCCGTCAAGGTCATCACCTCCAAGTTCAAAGCGTGGATGCCTCTGCAAAAATACTTTAAAATATAGTGTGAAATGTTGTGACGGCACACTATGGGCGCAAGGAATTGGACCGATAACAAAAACACCTTAAATCGTTAATTAATTATGGCAGATCAAAAGATAAGTCAACTCACGGCAATAACCACGGTAGCCTCTACCGATGTGCTTCCCATTGTGGATGTGAGCGATGATACAACCAAAAAAATAAGTATTTCCCAAATAGCGGCTCAAAGCCCCGTGCAAAGTGTGAATGGTTCAACTGGTTCAGTTACCGTTCAACCTACTTTGGTAAGCGGAAGCAATATCAAAACCATCAATAATGAATCACTTTTAGGAAGTGGAAATATAACCATTTCGGGAAGTGGTGGGGTTACGACCCTTGACGGGTTAAGTGGTGCAATTACATTGGTAGAAGGTGCAAACGTAACCATCACCGATAACGGCACAAATCAAATTACTATTGCCGCTGCAAGTGGTGGTGTTACCGATGGTGACAAAGGTGATATAACCGTATCTGCAAGTGGAGCGACTTGGACTATTGACAACGGTGTTGTGTCAAATGCTAAATTAGGCACAGGAATAGACGCTGCAAAGTTGGCTGATGGAAGTGTAAGTAATGCGGAGTTTCAATATTTGAACGGTGTAACCTCTGCAATCCAAACGCAATTGGATGCGAAAGTAGATGAAAACTCTGCAATAACAGGGGCGACAAAAACGAAAATTACCTACGATGCAAAAGGATTAGTTACCGCTGGGGCAGATGCAACCACCGCAGACATTGCAGATAGCACCGATAAACGATATGTAACTGATGCACAATTAACCGTAATCGGAAATACAAGCGGAACAAACACGGGCGATAATGCAACCAATTCGCAGTATAGCGGTTTAGCGGCAAGTAAAGAGGATGTTGCAAATAAAAGCACATCAGTAACAACTGACCAAGCCTCAAACACAAAATACCCATCAGTAAAGGCGGTTTACGATTGGGCAGTAGGGTTATTTGCTACTATTGCAAACCTTGCTTTAAAAACCGATAAATTGGTGGTTACAAACCGCCAAACGGCAAGTTATACACTTGTTTTAAGTGATGCTGATAAGTTGGTGGAGATGAACGTAGGTAGTGCGAATAACTTGACTATACCCTTAAATTCTTCGGTTGCATTTCCAACAGGAACTCAAATTCTTTTAGCCCAATACGGAGCAGGTCAAACGACCATAGTTGCAACAAGTGGAGTGACCGTCAGAAGCAACGGAGGTAAGTTAAAGTTAAACGTGCAGTATAGCGGTGCGACCTTTATAAAGATAGCAGAAAATGAATGGTACTGTTTTGGCGACTTGGTTTCGTAATCTATTTGGAGATATTAGAAATAAGTTGTATATTGCAGTATGAAAAACACAAAAAATAAAAACGTGAAAGGTCAAAAATTTAGTAGGCTTACTATTATAACTGACCCATACCGCAAAGATACACGTACCTATGTATATGCTCAATGTGATTGTAGTTCGATAATTGAAGTACAATTATATAAAGTGCAAACAGGTCATACGCAGGGATGCGGATGCGAAAAGCCAAAAAAGAGAACACACAATTTAAGCCAACATCCATTGTATAGAGTTTGGGATGCCATTAGATATAGATGCAATAATCCGAATGCTTCAAATTTTAAAAACTACGGGGGTAGAGGTATAAAAATGAGTCAAGAATGGAGTAATGATTTTTTAAATTTTTACACTTGGGCTATCGAAAATAATTGGTCAAAAGAATTGGAAATCGATAGAATCAATAATGATTTAGGATATTCACGAGAAAATTGTAGAATTGTATCTTCAAAAGAAAATGCAAGGAATAGAAGAAATTTAAAATATGTTAGTTTTGGTATGATTGTAATGCCTTTATTTGAAGCAATAGAATTAGGTATGATTAATAAAAATAAGTTCTATAAGAATGAAAATTATAGAAAGAGTTTTAATTTATTTGGAGATATCGTGTCATGATATTAGCAACACACGGATTTTTAGCAAGTTCTATTGGGCAATTTGATGCTGATGCACAAGCGTTCTTTGACCGAGTTACAACGGCAGGTGGTTCACTTTCTACAACTGAAAAAAATGCTGTAAATACTTTGGTAATTGCATTAAAAGCCAATTCACTTTGGACTAAAATGAAAGCCATTTATCCAATGGTTGGAGCAAGTGCGGCAGCGTGTGCTCAAAACTTGAAGAGTTCAAGTTATACGGGTAGTTTTAGTAGTGGTTGGGCATTCGCAAGTACTGGCGTTACCCCTAATAATGCTTTTATGAACACAGGGCTTAATGAAAGTTTACATTTATCACAAGATAATAAGCATCTTTCATTTTATTCTCGTACACAAGATTCATCTAAAGATGCTCACGACATAGGGGCAGAAAGCACAGGTGCAAATTTTGATTTATATTTATACTATGCCGCTGTGACCTCAAAAGGTTATTTAGATGGAGTATATCCAACAAATGCCGCTCAAGTCAACAATACAAATACTTTAGGGTTTCAAATTGGGTCAAGAACAACTAATACTTCGCAAAAAGTTTATTGGAATAATTCTTTAATTGTTACAAATACAAATACTAATTTGCTTCAGCCGCAAACAAATGCAAGTATATATATTGGCGCAACAAATAGAAGTGGTAATGCATTAGCGTATTCAAATAAGCAATGCGCATTTGCATCCATAGGTGACGGCTTAAGCGATACCGAAGCATCAAATTTTTACACCGCAGTACAAGCGTTTCAAACTACTTTATCTCGTAACGTATGATAGGATATATTTTAACCGAAAACCAAGCAAACGAAGTACAAGGCAAATTTATCAACCCTTACTGCTTTATAAATTGCGTTCAAGACATTAACGATGTGTGGTTCTTTTTCGGCAACGAGCAAGACAAAGAGACCTTTAAAGATTCAGAATATATGTGGCTTTTTGACTTACCACAAGGCGAATACATACCTAAACCAACACCTAACCCATTCGATGAAACTACCAATAACCTTTGACGAATTTAAGAGCGACCCAGCGAAGGCAATAACATTCCTTATGTTGGTCGTTGTGAGTGTACTATATTATAGGGCAGAACGCCAAAGCAAAGCCATCAATGACCGATGCGAAAAGCGGTTGGAGTTGTGCGAGGCGAAGTTGGAAAAGATGTCAAAGATGTTAAAAACGCAAGATTCATTGTGTTCTGCGTTAATTACTGAAATATCAATCTACAAAAATTTAGGTAAAATATGAAACTACTTTACGCAATAGCAATAATAGCCTTAATTATGGCGGTTGCAGTTGAACCTGATGTTGAACAAAAAGCCGAAGAGCAAATTGAGCACTCGAAAATGATGTGCGATTCTGCTGCAATGGTGCTTGATGAAATTCACAATTTGAACGATAGTTTGTTAATTGAAAAATATTTCTATGAAGTTAAGTGAGATTTTCAAAGGTGACAAAGGCGAATTTTCGTCCAAGAGATTTGTGGGTATTTTTGGCGCTTTGGTGCTATTTGGCTCTATGGTTTATTATAATAGCGATAAACTCGTTGAAGCGGTGGAGTTCATCACAATTTTCTCGTTGGGTTACACGGTTATAGACAAATACACCAATGGCAAAAACAACGCAAACCAGTAGTTTTAAGGCGAAGCCCAAATCAAAATTGGGAAGGCATACTAAACACGTTAACAAACACAAGTCAAGCAAGGCTTATAAAGGACAAGGCAGATGAAAATAACACAAGTACCATTTAACGATTATTACAAAGAGGCAACCAACAAAACTCAAATCTACTTACACCACACTGCTGGTACTGGCAAGGGAGATGATGTTTTTGGTTGGTGGGGTAAGGATAAACCACGCATTGCAACTTGTGTTGTTATTGATAGGGATGGAAGCATCAAGCAAGGTTTTGGATCACAATTTTGGGCGTATCATTTAGGGCTGCCCAACTCCGTGTTCAAAGAAAATGGGTTGAGTTACCTTAACTTGGACAAGTTGAGCATCGGAATTGAACTAATTGCCTGGGGACAACTAACCAAAAAAGGTGAGAAATACTATTCTTACACCGGTAAGGAAATCCAAGGGGATGAGGTTACTACATTAGCAAAGCCACATCGAGGATTTAAGCATTACCATTCATATACACAGGCTCAAATTGATGCGGTTGTACACCTATTGAAACTTTGGAAAGAGAAGTACGGGATTGATATTTCTTATAATGAAGATATATGGGATGTAACTAAACGTGCTTTGAGTGGTGAGAATGGCGTTTATACGCATTGTAGCGTACGCAAAGACAAGGTTGATACATTTCCCCAACCCGAATTAATTGAGGCTCTTAAAAGCCTTTAATTCCATTCACTCATAAAAACCGTTCATTCACAAAAAATGTGCGGTATTTTTACTTATTCGTTCTTTTTATTTTTGAAATATAAAATATGGGTGTATATTTGCTATACAATTAAACGAAACAATATGACACATTTAGAATTTCAGTTAGTATTTGTTTGTATTGCCGCATTCTTTTTCGGCTTGTACCTTGGAATTGACACTAATAAAAAAATAAAATGATAACAAAACCACACCAACTATTAAAAGAAATCCTTGCCGATACAGGGATGAAAGATGTACCATTGACATTCATCAACTCCATTGTTGACCGCTTGGAAAAGTCCATTGAACTTGAAGTCAACTTGGCTTACAAAATGGGTTATGATGATGCCAAGTTTGAAAACCCACGCAAGGAAGATTTTTACAATTACTTACACGAAAAGTCAGAGTAATTGTTTATATTTGAAATATGGAAACACACGAAGCATTATTTGATTTATTCACCAAAAACACCAACACGCAAATCGCACAGGCTACTGGCGTAAATTACTACACGGTAGCCACTTGGCGTTGGAAATTCAAACAAAATCAACTATCAGTAGAGAAACAAATCGAAATTTTAACAAGAACAAACTATAAATTAAAATCATTATTATTATGGAAACAAGAAGCAAAGTAACACAAGTAACAGGAAACGGAACTTGGAACAGTCAGTACGGATTATTGTACAAATTTGAGGTACATTTTGAGAATGGAGAGTACGGGACATATATGTCCAAGAGTTTAGAGCAAAACAAGTTTGTCGTTGGACAAGAAGC